CCTGTACTGACGGCACCACGCTACGTGGGACTCTTTAACGACTGTGATGGGATATTGGTGTAGCCCCCATCCGAAGTCGTGCAAATCAACTGATTACAAGCCATAGTCCACCTTGTAAATTTGCTGAAGCGCGTGCGTATTAATCATATTACCTTGCGCGAGGATCGCTTGGCAGATCTCACTGATCTGGTCGCCAACAATCCCGTACCGCTCACAGAGAACCCAATCGGGCACGTCCTCCCGTCTGCCAAGGGAGAAATGTTTCGTGATATCGATGGGGAGTCGACACGAAACATCCTTAAACATGTACTTCATCTCTAGAGCTTTTTGAATACTAGATCTTCCTGAATGAGCGTAACCTTTTAACACGGAGGAGTTCCATGCCTTAGGATCTCGGCAATTGTCGCGGTCGCAACTACCGAAACTTCGCAAAATAGCTCCAAGATTTAAAAAGGAGTTCATTTTACCCTCATGGTCAACATAAAAGCTATGCTTTAAAAATTGACATTGTGGCGGTGTGTTTCGTTCTGCAACAGTAACGTCGTAACCAACAGCGCGAGCTGCAGCTTTAATTGATTCGACGTCATTAGCATCACTCAACACACATGACAACATGATGATGAAGGTCGCGATATTATTCAAACAGGTGGTCAATGTAGACCCGGAGAATTCTAGCGGTTCAGTGGGGAAGATTTTTATTGGGGGGGATGCATTATCTGGATCCGGTACCACCAGCGGCAACTGACACTGGCGAATATTACGACGCATTACATTATCTCCGATAGTGGTGCCACTAGCCAACCAATGTAGGACACCGAAGATTGATGATGAGTTGCTCATGTCGCAAGAGCTGATATCCATCTCAAAGACCCTACCACCAAGTCGCATGAGTGAATCATCAGAAAAGAATATACCGAAAAATTCCTTGTTCCCATCAAACAGACGCGATACTGCTGCATCCAGTACCTCTGGCTCAACGCTGTTGACGAACAAGAAACGGGCTTGTTTGTTGTGCATGACGATTTCTTGGAAACTACTCTTTATTATTTCACATAGAAACCCTCCCAATAACGAACCAGGACAAGTATAGTCCCCAATCAAACGTGGATACTTACCTGGCTTCGCTTTTTCGTATAATTTTACTTTGCCTGTTATTTTCTTGGTGAACAGTCCACCAAATTCACACTTCTCGATTATTTCCGTCACAGCTGCCATGCGAAGCTTGCGCTTCGGGTGAACAGTATGAGCGTACTCAACCTGAGTTTTCAATAAGTCATCTACCTGTGACATCACACTTGTGACGCGGTCTCGTATCGGCCCCAACAATCCCTTGATGATGGGGCGCAAATTGGACCTAGATGAGAAAATTTCCCTATTGTTGCGTCGTAACATACTTTCGTACTCTCTGATTTCGGTGTCATCCGTAGCTCCATCAGGGATTCGACAAGCTGCCATCCTAGTGAAGGCTCTGTCGAAATTACCCCGAGATCCACGGTAAACCGTCCAAGGACCCCAAAAGATAGGTCCGAACAACGTGCTGTAATACTGTCGTGACTTCGCGACGCCACGCTCGTGGTGTGCGAAAACTATAGATATAGCATGTTTGTTACCAGTTTCCAAAAGATATAATATACTGTCGCGTGTAGTGTGTGACTTTATTAGTGATTCAATTCCAAAATTCATGTGATGTTCCTGCATTGCGTCCAATTTGTCTGGGTGCATAACACCGAAGAGACCATTGTAAACAAACTGTTTATTAATTGTACAGTCAACATGTGACACCTTGAGGGGTAACTCAAAAGTGTCGACTACTGGGACATGTTGTGCCATCGAATTTAGAAAGACCAGCTAACAGCGTCGTCTCTGCCCTCAATTTTTCCAAAATACTTGAGTCGTGAGTACCTATCAATTTGTGCCTCTTGGATGATCAACCAAGCCACTCTTTCTCGCACATCCATGGGGAGGTGCTGCGTCCAGGGGTGATTAATGACACCACGTTGGATGGTGCCACTACCCGGATCGGTGACTTGCCACATCGCAAATTCAGATCTTAACCTCTCGAAAATGCGCTCCTCAAGCATCACAGTGCAATACATGGTATAACCATGCCTTAAACAAAAATCCTTGTAAATGCCCTGGCACCTATGAATACCAAACCAATTGCGCAACGGCTGGAAAGGTTGGTCACGGTAGCCCAGACGGACAAGTGCAGAATAAACAAGTGCATATGATGTCGCAATGAAGCGGTCGAAAAGGAAGAGGAAAAAGACAATCGTACACCAGATGATAGTTATCTCAACGTGAAGATCAACAATTAAGTGACCGACATGAATAGTAACATCATGGATGAAGCGTGGGTACTCGTCTTCTACCTGAATAATAAGCTGTGGTGACCATGCGAAATGAAAAGGCATGGGTTCTCCATAATCTTGGATTGACAAGATGCTTTGCTGATACACACGAAGGAGGAACATCCCGAGCCCAACCAGGAAGTACCAATATCTAGCGAACCAACTAACTGTCTTGTCAGCGCGAAGGTAAATAGCGTACTCCCTACTGGGAGATTCCACAAGATTCTCCTGTACAGGAGCATCGTGCGGGCCGCGGACCACCAACACCTCGCGAATCTTAGAAACGAGGATGGGGTGGTGTTGTAGCGTAACGTCGGCATCAACGTACGCAATGAACATCTCTCTCGTGGTGGTGAACGAGGAGGAACCACAGGTAACTTGAATTGCTGGGAGCGGGA